GCAGTAATATTTACAGTAGCGGGAGGACTAGAACTTCTGAAATTAGTTAAAAGTGACCTCATAGAATTATTGAACTGGGTGCGTGCACTGTTTAGTGCTGTACCTGCCGTTGGTTCAATATATGTGTTGGATTCTACTAAAGCCATTTATACTCCTATTGCTGTCATCATTACGGACATCCCTGATGTTGTTGATCCGGCACTGCCGTCGTCACTCTTGAATACTTGATAACTAATTGCTTGATTCGAAGCTGCAGTAGTTACTACTATATGAGGTTTATTAGAATCCTCATCTACCATAGAATAACTTATAACGGGTCTAGTTAAAAAACCTGCCTCAGTTATATCCACAGTTTTAGTAGTAGCATTATATGCAGTAGTATCTGTAAAAGTGACTGTATCCTTTTCTATAGTATACCTAAATTTATCAATTGTAAAGTCAAATTCATCAGGTTGGTTATTTTTGACAATAAATTTTAGTTGAAACTGTCTAAAGGTTCTACTACCCGCTTGATACGTTTGAAAACCATCATTAACTGCTGAACCAATAAATTCATTTATATTAACATTACCATTGGCATAGTATAATTGAGCATTTGCAGCAGTAGTAGTTCTAATTAGTGTTTGACTACTAACAGCACCTAGTGCCCCAGCAAAAGTATCACCAGAACCTGTATCAATATATTGTTTAAAGTTGACTAACTTATAGCTACTAGCAGCAGTTGTTATATTCGCTAATACATTTCCTCCTGTTACAGAACCATTAGCAAAATATGAATTACCTAGTCTAATTTCATCAGCATCTATAACACCAGCTATTAGTGCGTAAGAATTAGAATTTGCATAGTCACCTTGATCTAATACTCCTTCAGAAACGTAAGTACCAAAACCACTTGAATCAAGGGCAGCACTTCTAGCAGCATTAGTATATAATTGAACACTAGTAGCATTTACTCTATTAACATATAATTCTCTATTATTTATCTGAGTCATACCATTCACATCATGAATAATAATTCTACTACCATTTACTAGTCCATGCTCAGTACCACTAGTTGTTACTACTGCGGGACTAGCTTTAGTAATTCCCGTAATAGTTATTACATTGCCTGTATATTTGCCATCATCCCAGATAGCAAATACATTACCTGAAGCACCGCCTGTCATGAAAGTTTGATTTGGTACATCAAATCTAGGATTAACTACTGCTGTATTAGAATGCCCTAGCACATGACCTATTCCACCAAAACTTGCATCTTTTAATACTCCCGCAGTGCCTGAAGCATCGGTAACTCCTGATAAATATGTTTCTTTAGAGTCATTAAAAGTAGTTTCTGCTGCCTGACTTCCTTCTATATCTACAAATACAGCGCCCGTAATGGTAGCCCCAACGTCTCTAATTGATGTTATATATTCTGCAGATTCAGTAGCTAATAAATCACTAGCACTAGTACTAGCTGAAAAACCAGTAGCAGTACCATTAGCATTATCAACTACATTAGATTCACCAGGTGGTGTTGGGTTAGGAGGTACTGCAAAAGCTAACCCTCCAGTATTAGAAGAAGCAAAAGACGGAAAATTAGTCTCTCCACTATTATCATTAGTTCTACCAGCAAAAGCAGTAGTAGGTTCATCTTCATTATAAGCTCTTATTACAGTACTTCTAACAGGGCGTGAAGTAGTTAATGTTATGGCAACTACACCATCACTAAAGTTACCACTAGTATCTCTACTTCTAGCTAAATAGGTAAACTCTCCAAAAGTATCAATAGGAATTGATTTACGAGCAGTACCTGCAGAAACAGTAACTAGATTGTCTGCTACAACAAAGTTTTCTACATCAGCACTTTGGGTTCCTGGTATACGTTTAATTACAACCTCTTTTAAATCAATATCTTTTAATTCTCCATCATTGGTACGCGGATAAGACCATAACAAAGTAATCTGCTCAGTCTGTTGACCTCCAGTAAAATTAAATATATTTTCAGGTTTAGCTGTTTTACCCACAATAGATTTAGTTAAAGAAGCAATTATACCTCTTAAATCTTTATTCAGGGGTACAATTCTAAATATTACATTTCTACTATCACTATTTTGTCCTCTATTAATACCATTAACAGTAAATCTAATTTTACCGTCAGAGTCTACTCCCGTAGCAGGAACTTTTACAGTATTAAAAGAAGTTAGATCAGTACCGCCATCATCTACACCTACATCATCTACAGAATCTAGTTTATAAGATATTTCATAGTCAGTTACTTCTTGCCCTTCAATATGATCAAATTGTACTGTTACTCTAACAGCAACACCACCAGTTTGCTCACGATATAAAGACTCTACAATAGAAGCATTTACTACTTTTTGTATAGGAATAGGTTGAACATTTATAGATTTAGTATTGAAAGCGCTAAGCCTACCACCTCTACTTTTATTTCTTGCACGAATAGATGTAGTACCTTGTAGTAAGTTTGGTATAATTTTATCTTTAGTTAAGAATATAGCTTCAAAGTCAGAACCAGTTTCTAAATGATATATTCTATTATTAGCTAAAGTAAACCTTCCAGGATATACAGCAGTATCATACTCAAAGGTTCCTGATCCGTTTGCGGCATTACCTATTTTACCTACAGGATCAAGACTAACATTTGTAAAGTTTAAACCACCTATATTAGATACAGGAGTTGTACTAGTATGTACTCTGTATATATAATTAGCTGTTAGTGCTGCGTTATACTTAGGAGAAAGAGGATCAAAACTAGTAGTAGCTATACTAAATACATTAGCATGAGAAACTTGTACATTATCTCCTATTTCAAAAATAGGTACACTATAATAATCTACTTCTGTTCTAAAAGATGTTTCAGTAGCTTCACTTGTATATACTACATTAGCGTTCATTTGAACATTATCGTTATTAAGAACAAATTGTCCAGAACTTTTTTGAGTACCATCTACAAATAATCTAACAAAAGCTGTATCTCTAGGACGTACAGGCAATTCAATAGTAGTAGTATCATTACCATTTATTTCACCACTTTTTACGTAAGTATGTTCTGATCCTCTTACATAAAAACTATTATTAGAATAATGTCTAGAATCTACAAGTTGATTTAACGTGACGTAAAAAGGAGCTGACGGTATTTTATTAACTAAAGTTACATCACTGGTTCTTTTATTTTCTATTTTTAATTTATCTGTAGCAAGAGTAAATCCTGTAATCGGTTGACTAAGATCTGTTAAAGTACCTGCAAATCCAACAAAGTTTAGTAGTCCTTGCTGTTGATCTTTTTCATTTATAGGAATAGTAATATGGTCTGTACCTTTTAGTGCTCCAAAAACAGCATTATCATTAGCATCTAATATACTACATTGAAAGTTTTCATCAAATACTTGTCCAAAACCTTCTAAAGTAAATTCTATATTACCATCTGAAGTACCTCCAGAAGTATCTACAACATTAACAGCAGTACATAGTAACTTAACCTCACCTATAGGACTACTAAATCCGCTTTTACCTGCTAAAGTTACTGGATTTATGTCTCCAACAAATACATTAGCTTGTTCAATATGTACTACTTGTCCACTTATTCCTGAAAGATTTGCATTAGCTACTAAAGATTCTCCTAAAGGGTTAGACATTTCATATTCAGTAATATAAGTAAGACCAAAACCATCTTGATCTGTAGAAGTTTTTAATACACCGTCAACAACTACTGATCCATCTAGAGTTCTTCTAGCACTTTTAGCAAAACTAAAATTAGGCACAGGAGGCACGGATAAAGAAGACTGTATATCTGTATATGCAGTAGGTCTATAGTCAATAAACTTATCAGAATCTACATACACATTAGAAATATATTCAGTAGCAGAAATTTTAATTTTATTCTCTTGTAATTCTCTATCTAAGTTTGTTACTTTAAATAGTTTATCACTCTTTGCACGATAAATATCACCTTCTGCTTCTATTTCACCAAAAGTCCATAAATCTCCTTTTGAAGGAGCAGTGTTAGAAGTAAATGCTGTATAGGTATCCCATACTCTAGTTATAGAATTATATCTTTTGATAGGATTTAGTATACCTTGGTCAACACCGGTAGTTACAGCATCTGTAGTAGATAATGCATATTTAGTATTAGATACTATATAGGTATCTATTCTATCTGAAGCTAATTTTACTACTCTAAGCACTAAAGGACCGGTATTAGCATTAAAATTAATAGCATTAAGTGATGGAACAGTAAAATGTTCAATAAATACATTAGTATTACTTGATTGAACAGGAGAGTCTGCTCTAATTTTGCCACCATAACCGTAGGCTACACCGCTTGACTGCTGTGATACAGCAATAACATCTCCTGGTACTAACTGTAAAGCATCCGTACTAGTATTAAAAGTAGTAGTTCTTCTCAAATATCTAGAAGAAGCTATTTGATACTGTGCATACCTAAGTGCTTGTCCACGTCTAGTAATACCTGGTATGTCTAAAGATTCTATATTTTCTATCTCAGTTTTGCTGATACCATCATTACTGCCTAATTGATCTATACGTACAGTTTCACGTTTATAGTGATTACCAGGGTCAATATAACTAACATCAACTCCTGTTAGTACTTCACTTTCTTTATTACCTGAAATAATGAAACTGCCATCTTCTATATTTGCTTCATTAAATACCATAACAGGAGTTTCATCAGGTAAGTCACAAGCTAATGTAATTTTACCGTGTGCATAAATTATAGCTCCACGAAAACTGGAAGCTAAAGCATTAAGAGTATCAAAAGCTGCTTTTTGATCCGCAATAACAGTATTTAGTGTAAATCTTCTTTCTCTAATTTTTGTGCCCTGTGATATACCTAATTGATTTTCTCTTGAACTTGTAAAAGTATTTCTAGGTTTACTTCTAAAAGTACCATCGGCTATACCATCTACTCCAACAAAATTACCAGTAGCATAATCACAGGCATCACAGAATTGTGCTATCTGATAAAACCTATATTTATCAATAGTAGTATCAGGAATACCTAGACCATAAGTTTTATTAGTTAATATGTCAAATATAATCCATACAGGATTCTGAGACCAAGAATATACAAAAGTACCATCCCAAGTACCTCGATAAATATTAATAGTAGCACTAGTCTGAACTACAGATCCTGTTTGTTGCATATAATAACCAGCAGTTTGAGGACTATTAGCACCTGTAGCAGGGCACTCTATCATTCTCCAGTCTATTTCTCCACTAGCTAAAGTAGGTTGATTATAGTTTGAAGGAACTTTATGTACTAGTCCTTTTACTAAACTAGTAAAAGTAGGAATACCATTATGTTCATCAGTAGCTTTTAAAGCAAAACCAATATGAGCAGTTCTAGGATAAGCTTGAGGAGAGTTTTCAATCTCATTCCATGCAAGTAATTTTACATCATCAGTAACACCTGAACTAGTAGAATCAGATGACGTTTTTCTTACTGAGAATCTATAACCATTTGTATTTTTACTAGCTTCTGGTATTTGAATTTTTATAGTAAATTTATACGCAACAGTCGTTTTTCCTGTTACACCACGAGACCCTGTAGCAATTATATTAGAACCTGTATGATCAAATACATCAATAGCTACAGATAAACTGTGATTTAGTATATCGCCTTTGTCAGTGATTTTTTGCAAAGATCCTATCTGAAACATAAAATCTAAAGCATCCCAGTCTTTAGAAGATGTTTCTTGTAGTGTAACTCCGGATGCAGGTATGCCTGAACTACCACTTTTTAAACTAACAGGAGATGCAAAGTTTTGAGGAGTAGTGGTAGTTTCTCCAAATACATCTAATCTATTTTGTACAGTAGTACCTGTGGTAGATAAAGTTTTAAATTTTTGTTCATTCTCAAGACCATTACCATCTAGATTTATTAGATCATCAATAGAATTATCACCTAACTCAATATCTTGAGGTCCATTAGGATTAATTCTATATACTGGACCTTCCCCTAAACCTACTACTACAAAAAGAATATCAGTAGAAAATAGACTTTGAGGATGTTCTACAGGAGTATGAGGTTCTCCGCCACCGCCACCCTTACCACCACCTTTTGCACCTTTAATTTGTGGGACAAAAGTATTGTCATAATTTACAAAATGTTTATTCGCCATCAAACTGACCTCCCACACTAATTGGATCACCACTACCATGAGAGATAGAACTTATATATCCACTTAAAAATTGACCACTTACTCTGTGTTCTCCATATATTAATGCTATAGGAGTACCACTAGAAGAACTATTAGTTAAACTACCAAACATACCATTATCTCTTACGCTAGATTCAGTTGTTTTTTGCTGCTGTTTTGCTGCAGGAGATTTTTGGAACATTCTACCAATAATGGACATACCAATATTTAAACCTATTCTTCCTAACCAACCCATAGCACCGCCACCGCCACCTAACATAGTACTAAGAAATCCACCACCGCCGCCAACTGCAGTAGCACCACTTCCTACTCCTCCTACTCCTCCAAGTGCTGCAAATCCAGCACCACCGGTAGCCATACCAAAAGCCACAATAGCAAATACAGCAAACATCTTACTAGCTTTACCACCTGCCCCTGAAATAGTAGGAACTAAATGTACTGTCTCACCATCTTTAAAATGTTTAATTAATAGCATATCAGCAGTAATTTGATTTAAATCTTTATCAAGCAAAGAAAATGACTCATTTGCTTCATCAGAGTTTACTTCTACCATGTATTTAGCAAATTTAGGATGTACACCTTTAAGATAGTCTATAACATCTGAAGCTATATTAGCATCAAAAGAATATACTTTTTGATCAAAGAATTTATTATATGCTGAGTGTACTTTAAGATTAATTAACAAGATGTTCTTCCTTAAACTCATCAAATATGAGTGCGTCTACGTTATGGTCTAACCAGTATATATAAAACTTATTATCAAACCCTACTAAGAATCTATATTCTTGAAAAGCTGCGCTGACTTTATCTTCTTTACTTGGAATGGGGTTTTCGTCACCAGGATGTGAGTGAAAAATACCCCATATATTTTCATCATGTCTAACTAAATCTGCTGGATCTAGTATAAAACTATCTTTAGGGGCTGGAGATATATTTGCACAAGGTATGTAAGTAAAATCTTTAGTAACAATACCCACACACTCTCTAGGATAATCTAACATAGAGTGTGCGTTCATATCTTCTTTTAGCTTTATAAATCTTTCCATCTATACACCCCCGTAGTATATTGTTTATAATAATTTCCATAGGGAGCTACCCAACTAGTATGATCAATCATTGTTTGTAGTATCCTATTTCTATCAACATATAGAGCACAATGATTTGTTACATTAGTAGCTCCTAAACTCATAGTTATAAGATCATAAAGTTTAGGTTCTCCCCTAATCTTTCTCCAACCATAAGTTGCAGTATTAGCACCGCCTTCTTCAAAATACCGTGTATGAGTCTTACTATACCAATCTTCATCAATAATTTTACAAAAATGATCACTAGTATACGGTATGTCTATGTTTAATTCATTTAGATACACTAATTTACAGAGATTAAAACAATCAATCCCTGTCTCAGCATTATTACCTAAATGTAAGTATGGAAAATCTTTGTATTTATTATACCAAGTTGTCATGTCTATAAATCGAATGTATATTCTCTACCCAATAATCTGATAGAGTTTCCACACGCGAAATTCCCCCTTCTTCGATGTGTAGCATTTTGGATGGCATTAAGTACATTCCAAAATGTATTACTAAATTTGTTTTTTCTGACTTAAATGCTATTACATCATAATCTTTAGCGTTTGTCAAACTTACTTTTTTAGCACATTGAGCTGCCCAATTATCTATACTAGTTGTAGTAAATTCTTTAATCCAATGCTTAGATAGGGGATAATCAGGCAAAGAAAATTCTAAATTCAATTCATTGTAATAAAAACTTTTAATTAGTGTTATACAATTTACACTATCATAAGAATGTGGTAGACTTATATACTTTCGTACCATGAGGCAAACTCCGGAAAAGTTTCAACAAATGATTCATTACGTAGTTTATCTACTCTTTCAGTCTCTTGTTTAAAAGAGACTAGCTGACTACTTTCATCTGCGCTAGTCATATAACTTAGCCAATTTTTTATTTGTTCTAAGTCATGTGATGTTAAAATTGGTCTATACTCTTTTATAAATTTTTTATATATATTAAGTACTTGTTGTTTAGACTCTTTAGGTAAACATGTAACTTTTTGGTATGAAGGTTCTATCTGAGTTGATCCATAAAAATCAAAACTATTACGCTTACACCATATAATAAGATCAGGCATAGAAGTTATACTATATATATTTATAACACAACTAACTGTTTGTATATGTTCTTTAAACATAATAGCATGTTTTTCGAATTTAGGCCAGGATAATCCTTTTCTAGCGTACTCTACTCGGCTTCCATATCCTTCAATACTAGGCCATATAGACACTTTTTTAAAATTAGACCATAGTTCGGTAAGATCATATTTTTTAAATTTAGAATAACTTAAGTTTGTATTATAACTAACATGTATATTTTTAGCGTAACCTGACTCAATGAGTAGAGTAAGCATTTTGTAATGACCCTCTTGTACAAAAGGTTCACCTCCTGCAAAATATATTTCTTCTAGATTAGGTATATATTGCGGTACATCTTTCCAAAAATCTTCATTATCAGTAAAATAATCTATGGTCTTAGACCATTTAGGATCGTCACTATCTTTGTACCAACTAGTAGAAGCATAAGGTCCACACATTCTGCATTTAAAATTGCATAGATTACCAAATCTAATATCTAAATATGCAGGAGTTACATCTAGACTACCATCACTATTAGTTTTATCTTGTAGATGAGCATAGTGATTAAAACGATCATTAGCAGTGATTCTATTACTTCCACTACCTTGTTTTTCTTTATCATAACAAGCATTTTTACACTCAGTAGGTATTATTCCTTTTAATAAATTTAAACGAGCTTGTTTATAATCTTCACTATTCCAGATCTCTCCTAAAGATTGTTTATAAGTACCCATAACTCTTGTACCTTGAGCATACTCAGCGTGGCAGCATATATAAAAATTACCGCTCAAACTACCAAAAATATGCATCCAAGGAAGTATACAACCTGTTATATTATTGCTTGGGAATTGTTCGTCCTGTTGCAGGGAAGCCTCCAAAATGTATTCCATTATTTCTAAGAGTGCAGGCTAAGATATTTTTACCACATATATCACCTTCTGGACCTGAAGCAGTTGTATTATCTACTCCTATAGGATTAGTATTAGCAGTAAGAGAAGTCCCAGGTATAGTACCACCTGCAGGTCCAGGATACTGACACTCTTCACCTTTATACTGCCATTGACAAGTATTTTTATAGTATTTACGCCTAGGAGTTACTTGTTTAAAATACTGTAACCATGTTACTAGTCCGAATCTTGCAGTATCATCTCCTAAAGATTCTAACTGATCTATTTTGAATCTATCTTCAATATATGACTCAGTATCTACATCAGCGTTAATTACATAAATAGGATCACCTACAGCAGTATTTGCTTCTAGTGCATTAGATAAGAATAAAAATCTATTTTCTTCTATTGTTTGAATAGTAC